GGCTCGACGCCTCTGCACCTGATTGAAAAGCCATCCCCCGGCACCGGGGCCACCCTCATGGTGGACGCGATTTCGACCATCCTCACCGGAACCGGAACCCTGGTCATGACCGAAAGCCGGGACGACGAGGAATGGCGCAAACGGATTACCGCAAAACTGCGCCAGATCCCGGCCATCGTCTTGATCGATAACCTGCGCGGCAAGCTTGATTCCTCAGCCCTCGCGGCAGCCCTGACAGCCCCTTTCTGGGAAGACCGGATCCTGGGCGTTTCGGAAACTATCCGCCTGCCAATTCGCTGCACCTGGATTGCTACCGGCAACAATCCGGAATTTTCCAACGAGATGGCGCGCCGTCTGGTGCGCATTCGCCTTGATGCCCGCGTTGATCAACCCTGGCGACGAGAGGCGTTCAGGCATCCAGATTTAATGGGCTGGGTTCGCGCCAATCGCGCCCGACTGGTCGCCGCTTGCCTGACCCTTTGCCGAGCATGGATCAGCGCCGGGCGACCGCATGGACAACGCAGCATCGGGAGTTACGAGGCCTGGGCCCAGACCATGGGTGGCATTCTGGAGGTGGCTGGCATCGAAGGCTTCCTCGAAAACCTGGACGACATGATGGCGGCGTCTGACAGCGAAGGGGCCATGTGGCGTGGCTTTATATCATCGTGGTGGGACCGGTTTGGGACAGCGGAGGTTGGCAGCAGTGACCTCTACGATCTGGCGATCACATGCGAACCACCACTGCCCCTCGGCTCTGGCAATGAACGCTCGCAGCGCACCCGGCTTGGAAAGTCGCTCGGGCGCATGCGCGATCGGGTGTTTGCCGTCGATGGGCGAAGCCTTCGGATGGGTGGCGCAGGAACCTATCAAGGCGTCAAACGGTGGAATCTGAATATTGATGAAAAAATAGGCAGAAATCTCGTGGACGTCGTGGACGTTGGTGGACGTTGTGATTCAAACGTCCACGAAGATAACCTTCTGAATAATAACGGTAATTCAGACTCTCGTGGACGTGGTGGACGTTTATCCCCCTCCTACACGTATGCGGGGGCGCGCGCCCCCGTGAAAGATACACCGGGAAAACGTCCACCACGTCCACCACGTCCACCGGAGCCAGGAAATCCGGGGGTTACAGACGGTGGACGTTCCGGTGGACGTCAAAACGAACGTCCACCGATCACAAATCCACCCGACTGGCTAAAGGAGATCCCGTGATGATCACCGCCCACACCACACAGCAAGCAAAGGAGAAACCAAATGGATAAATCGAATGTGATCAAGCCGAAGGCAGATGCCAAGGTCATGACGGTCCTTACCCTTGATCTCGGCACCAAAACCGGGTGGGCCCTGCATGGATCAGACCGGGCCATCACCAGTGGCACTGTCGAGTTCAAGAACGACCGGTGGCAAGGCGGTGGTATGCGTTTCCTGCGGTTCAAGCAATGGCTGACCGAGATTAAACAAATGGCTCGAGGTCTGGACGCTGTTTTTGTTGAGGAGGTTCGCCGCCACATCGGCGTTGATGCTGCTCACGCTTACGGTGGGTTTTTGGCCCATGTCACCGCCTGGTGTGAACATCATCAAATTCCTTACGAGGCCGTTCCCGTCGGCACCATCAAGCGCCATGCCACCGGTAAGGGCAATGCCAACAAGGATGTGATGATCGCAGCCGCTCGCAGTCGTGGCTTCGATCCAACCGATGACAACGAGGCTGATGCTTTGGCCCTGCTGGGCTGGGCACAGGATCATCGCATGGGAGGTGTGTCATGAGCAGTAACCTTCTGAATATTGCTGCCACCACGGTCGCAGAACGCCATGAGCAATACGGCAGTGCCAAGCCGTTATTCGATCACATTGCCAAACGCTGGTCGCTGGTGCTGAGCACCGAGGTCACCCCAGCGCAGGTGGCGTTATGCCTGATTGACCTCAAGATGGCCCGGCTGGTACACACCCCGAACCATGATGATTCCATCATCGATGTGGCAGGCTATGCCGCCTGTCTCAAGGAGGTGCAATCATGAAATGGCATCCCCGAGGTTATGGCGGCAATCGCCGTCCTCCTGACCAGGTCAAACGTGATGGCTGGCAGGACCAGGGCATGCTGGCTGTGTCGGTTGAAGATGACCGGCTGACCTGGCCAGAGAAAGAACTGATCCGCCAGTTGGGTGAAAAACTCTATGGCAGGCGACGAGACCGTGTGGAGAACCAGCATGATTGATTGGACACCATCCCAGGTGGAGGATCGTCTAGAGGAGGCCGCCGACGTGCTTAAACGATTGCCCGAGCAAAAGGTGCAAGGGTATTTCAACGTCTGGCCCGAGATGGTCCAGAGTTTTGCTGACAAGGTCGGTCAAACGCCTGAGCCCATGCGCCGCCCTCCACCGTCACCCGCATCGATATCTCGCATGGACGAGACGTTGGCGTGGTTGAATCATCTGGACGCAGAGGATGCTCGTTTGGTTTGGATGCGGGCCGAGAGAACGCCGTGGAAGGAGATCTGCTGGCGCTTTGGGGTTAGCCGGTCTACGGCAATACGGCGGTGGCATTTTGCGCTCAGTGTCCTTGCCCTTCGGCTTAACGGCCAGCGTGTGCCCACGAAGCGATCCCGGTCGTTTGTGATCAGGAGCGCTCGAAGGCTGTCAATAGAAATCGTAAAGTGACACACTTTTTGGTGACACATCGCAAGGTGAGACAGATGCCGAAAATAGGGCTATATTTTCGTCAGACTTGGGAAAAACGCGCCCGGAGAAACCCCTGGGATGCCCCGCCCCGCTAACCCTTTGATATATTGGGTCCTTCCTGGCCGATATCCTATACGGGGGGCTTTAGCGCGGCATATCTCTACCGTCGCAACCTAAAACTTACTTGACAATCGCTTGACCGGCTAACGAAGAAACCGCTGTTTTCTACGGGTTTTGGCGCATCTGAGGTCGAGAAATTGTCAAGTGAGCTGTCAACCCGCCCTTCATTTGTCAAGCAAGCCTCCAAGCCGTTCCACCATTTTGGGTGTGAGCGGTTTTTGTCTTTTAGCGGAACATCATGAATCTCAAAATCGAACACATACCGGTCGATCAACTGGTCCCTTACGTGCGTAATGCACGGACCCATTCTGACGAGCAAGTCTCTCAGATCGCAGGGTCTATTGCCGAGTTTGGTTTCGTCAATCCGATCCTGGTGGGCGACGACAATGTGATCATCGCAGGCCACGGTCGTTTGATGGCTGCCCATAAAATGGGGCTTGAGAACGTGCCCGTAATTTATCTATCCCATCTGTCCGAGGTGCAACGTCGGGCGTTGGTTTTGACAGACAACAAATTGGCTGAAAACGCAGGTTGGGATGAAGACCTGCTGCGCCTCGAACTGGAGGATCTTCAGGCTGAGAATTTTGACCTTGAGCTAACGGGATTTGATTTTGATGAGATTGATCGGTTGTTGAATGCCGATACAGAGCCCGCAGGAAACACTGACGATGACGACATACCAGAAACGCCTGAAGAGCCGATTTCAAAACCGGGGGATCTTTGGTTGCTTGGCAATCATCGCCTGCTTTGTGGTGACGCCACTGTTCTGGGTGATGTTGAGCGGGTGCTGGACGGCGGCCTTGCCGATCTGACCTTTTGTGATCCGCCATACAATGTGGATTATGCAGGCGGGGCCAGTCGCAAGACGGATCGCCGTATTGAAAATGATAACCTGGGCAATGCGTTTGAAGCGTTTTTGTATGACGCCTGCGTCAACATTGTCAGTGTAACCAAGGGCGGCATTTATATCTGCATGTCATCGTCGGAACTGCACACGTTGCAAAAAGCCTTCGTTGACGCCGGGGGCCACTGGTCGACCTTTATCATCTGGGCCAAGAACAGATTTACGCTGGGTCGGTCTGATTACCAACGCCAGTACGAGCCGGTTTTGTATGGCTGGAAAGAAGGCACGGATCACTTTTGGTGCGGAGCCCGAGACCAGGGGGATGTGTGGTTTATCGACCGGCCCCACAAAAACGATTTGCACCCGACCATGAAGCCCGTGGCCTTGGTGGAACGCGCCGTGCGTAATTCTTCGAAGTCCCGTGACATCGTGCTTGATCCATTTGGTGGGTCAGGCACAACGCTGATCGCTTGTGAAAAAGCGGGGCGAAGCGGCAGGCTTATAGAGATGGACCCAAAATACGCAGACGTCATTGTCAAACGCTGGCAGGAATTTACCGGGCTCAAAGCAACGCTGGACGGCGATGGTCGGGCGTTCGGTTAATCGGGATCGACCGATGACAGGATGGCGGAACATAAATGCTGATCAGTCAGGCCGAATATGCCAGAAAACGTGGCGTGTCGCGCCAATATGTGGGCCAGATGGTTGCCAAGGGCATCATTCAGCTCGTCGACAAAAAGGTGGATGTGGATCAGGCCGATGTTGCCCTTGCGGCGGTTCGGGATCCGGCCCGAGCCGAGCGTCGCCCTAAACATGACGAGGCTGCCCCTGTTCCGGTGCCGGGTGCTGGCGGCAACCAAAGTGCAGCATATGCGCCAACGTTTACTCAATCCAGCAACGACCTGCCGACCTTGCTGCTTAAAACCCGCATCAAGAGCGAAGTCGAGCGGGCCAAGCTTCTCGAGATCAAGGCCAAGGTTGAGGCTGGCAAATACGTGGATGCCGACGATGTGAAACTGGTTGCCTTCAACAAGGCTCGAGTTGTTCGAGATGCATTGATGAATATCCCTGAACGTCTGGCCGCCGTGCTGGCGGCGGAGACCGATACACAACGGGTGCATAACATGTTGATGACAGAACTTCGTACGGCGCTGGAAGAATTGTCACGGTGATCCCAAGCGCGTCTAAAGTTTTTGGCACGGCCTTTGACAACGGCCTGCGCCCAGACCCGTTGTTGACGGTTTCTGAGTGGGCCGACCAGCACCGCCGATTGTCAGGCAAGGGAGCTGCCGAACCCGGCCAATGGCGCACCAGTCGAACACCGTATTTGCGGGACGTCATGGATTGCCTGTCACCATCGTCCCCGGTGGAACGGGTGGTGGTGATGAAGGGCGCTCAGGTTGGGTTTTCAGAATGCGGTAATAACTGGATGGGGTATGTGATCCACCATGCGCCAGGTCCCATGCTGGCGGTATTGCCGTCATTGGATATGGCCAAGCGAAACTCAAAACAGCGGATTGATCCGTTGATTGAGGAAAGTGAAATTCTCTCAAAGCTGGTCAAGCCATCCCGGTCTCGTGATTCCGGCAACACCATTCTGACCAAATCGTTCCCCGGCGGCATGCTGGCTTTGACCGGGGCAAACTCGGCGGTGGGGCTTCGCTCCATGCCGGTGCGGTATTTGTTTTTGGATGAGGTCGATGGCTATCTGGGTGACATTGGAGGTGAAGGTGATCCGGTGGCCCTTGCGGAAGCCCGAACGCGGACCTTTGCCCGGCGCAAGATTTTTATTGTCTCAACGCCGACCGTCAAAGGCGTGTCCCGGATTGAGCGCGAGTTTGAGGCGACGGATCAGCGACGGTATTTTATCCCCTGTCCCCATTGCAAACACATGCAGTGGCTTCAGTTTGAGCATCTGAAATGGGACAAGGGAAAACCAGAAACCGCACATTATGGTTGCGAAGATTGCGAAGGCCATATTCAAGAGCACCACAAGACGTGGATGTTGGAACGCGGGGCCTGGCGGGCAACGGCTAAGCCAGAAAGCGGCAACGGTAAAACTGTCGGTTTTCATCTGTCCAGTTTGTACAGCCCCATTGGTTGGCGCAGCTGGGCCGAAATCGCCGCTACTTGGGTGGCCGCACAGGGCAATGATGCAGCATTAAAATCGGCCAAAAACACAGACCTTGGTGAGACCTGGCAAGAAACCGGTGAGGCCCCGGACTGGCAGAGGATTTATGACCGGCGCATAGCGTGGAAGACGGGAACGGTGCCGAAAGGTGGTTTGTTCTTGACCGCAGGTGCCGATGTTCAAAAAGACCGAATTGAAATCGATGTATGGGCCTGGGGCCGTGGGCTGGAAAGCTGGCTCATTGATCACATCGTGATCGAGGGTGGTCCTGGCGATGCCGGTGCCTGGACCGCGTTAAGTGAACTCCTTGGTCAAACCTGGTCCCATGAGACCGGAGCGGCTCTTCGGATTTCCAAGCTGGCCATCGATACCGGTTATGAAACCCCAACGGTTTACAGTTGGGCCCGCAAGGCTGGGTTCGCGCAAGTGGCTCCGGTTAAGGGCGTTGAAGGATTTAACCGCTCAAGCCCGGTCTCGGGGCCAACCTATGTGGATAGCACCAATGCCGGTAAACGCCTGCGCCGGGGTGCACGTCTCTGGACCGTCGCGGTTTCCACCTTCAAGGCCGAGACCTATCGGTTCCTGAGGTTGGATCGCCCGACCGATGAAGAACGGGCGGACGGTGCGACCTATCCGCAAGGCTCTATTCATCTGCCCACCTGGGTTGAAACCGAGTGGATTAAACAATTGGTCGCCGAACAACTGGTAACGGTTCGAACCAAACGCGGCTTTACCCGTCTTGAATGGCAGAAGCTGCGCGACCGCAATGAAGCCCTTGATTGTCGGGTTTATGCCCGTGCTGCCACCTGGATCATGGGTGCCGATCGTTGGTCGGACGCCCGTTGGCAACATTTAGAAGATCAATTGAATATTCACGCCGGTGATGATCTCTGCGTTGAGCCCGTGGAAGCCCTCGAGGCCCGACATGGTGGTCAAATTGTAAGGCCGCATGCCTCACACCGCCGGGTGATCACAAGCGGATACATGAACAGGTAATACAATGGCGACCACGGAAGAACTTACGGCAAAGATTGAGGCACTGAAGTCTCAACGTGCCAGCGGCGTTGCCCGGGTCAGCTATGACGGCAAAACCATCGAATACCGGGGCGACAGTGAAATCGTCGCGGCCATTCGAGACCTTGAGCGTGAGCTTTCGAAGCTTAACGGCACAGAACCTGTTCGCCAGATCAGAACCTTTTCCTCAAAGGGCTATTAAACGATGCCGTTCTTGCAAAATTTACGCACCCTGTTTGGGCGTTCAAAAATCCGCCAAATCAGGGCGATGGGCTTTGAAGGCGCGCAAATGGCCCGACGCTTGTCGACGTGGCGATCAGGATCTGAAGGGATTAATGCCGCCGTTCGACAAGGTGGTGATGTCCTGCGCGCTCGATCTCGCGATCTTGTCCGCAACAACCCTTATGCATCCAACGCGGCCTCAAGCTTTGCGGCCCATTCCATTGGTGCTGGCATCAAGCCATCCAGCCTGGTCGAAGATGCCGAGCTCAAGGATCGCATTCAACGACTGTGGCTAGCCTGGACCGATGAGGCGGACGCGGATGGATTAACCGATTTCAATGGCCTCCAGTCCATGGCGGCGCGCGCCGTGTTTGAGGCTGGGGAATGTTTTTTCCGGTTACGGTCCCGACGGTCTCAGGACGGGCTGTCCGTTCCACTTCAACTTCAGCTGCTGCCATCTGAGCAATTGCCATTATCGCACTGTGAGACCTTGCCCAATGGCAACGAGGTCATCTTCGGTGTTGAATTCGACAAATTAGGCAGGCGCGTTGCCTACCATTTTCTAAGACGTTCTCCTGGCGATGTTCGCCAACCAACTGGCACCTCCCGTGTTCGTGTCCAGGCCAATCAAGTGCTTCATATATTTAACCCGGTGGCCGAAGGACAAATACGAGGGGTTCCGTGGTTGGCTCCAGCCATGGCCAAGCTGTGGCTGCTCGATCAATATGATGATGCGGAACTGGATCGCAAAAAAGTCGCGGCCATGTTTGCCGCCTTTGTTACGCGCCCGGCACCGGAAGATGTCATGGGTGAAGAAGGTCTTCCTCGCGATGATGACGGGGCGGCACTGTTGGGATTGCAGCCTGGTACCATGCAGTTGTTGTTGCCGGGTGAGGATATCAAGTTTTCTGACCCTGCCGATGTTGGCGGATCTTACGAAGCCTTCCAATACCGAACCTTGCTGGCCTGTTGCTCTGCCATGGGTGTGCCCTATACCAATGTCACCGGTGATTTGCGTCAGGCCAATTATTCAAGCCTACGCGAAGGCAAGCTCGAGTTCCGCCGACGCATGGAGCAGTTCCAGCACAACGTGATGATCTTTCAGATGTGTCGCCCGGTATGGCGACGCTGGATGGAAAACGCTGTGCTGTCTGGCGCGTTGGGCATTACTGATTTTACGACCAGCCCGGGGCTATATCTTCCGGCCAAATGGATCCCGCCAAAATGGGATTGGGTTGACCCTCTAAAAGATCGCAAGGCTGAGATAGAGGCCATCAATGCCGGTCTTAAATCCCGCTCTGATGTCATCGAAAGCGAAGGCTTTGACGCCGAAGAAGTAGATCGGCGGATAGCTGCGGACCGGGCGCGAGAAGAAGCTCTTGGCCTGAAGTTTGAGAAAGACGCCAATTTTTCTTCCCTGGTTGAGGAAAATCAGTCGGACACCCCTTCAAAAGCATCTGCCGCTTAAAGGAATTCACATGAAAACATGGTTTACAGCGCGTGCCAGCGATGGCGTCGCGGAACTCACTATCTATGACGAAATTGGGGCCTACGGGGTGCCAGCCAAGGCTTTCATAGAAGAGATGAAAGCTTTAGGTGGTGTCTCCGAGTTGACGCTGCGGATTAACAGTCCGGGTGGCTCTGTCTTTGATGGCATCGCCATTTATAACGCGCTCAAAAGGCACCGGGCCAAGATCACCGTCACGGTGGATGGCTTGGCCGCTTCCATTGCATCTGTGATTTTGTGCGCGGGAGATGAAGTGGTCATGCCCAAAAATACCTTGATCATGATCCATGATCCGTCGGCTGTGGTGATGGGTAGTGCTCGGGATATGAGATCCATGGCGGAAGCCTTGGACAAGATGCGTGATGGCCTGGTTTCCGCTTATCAGAATAAGACTGCCCGCGATCAATCCGACATTACCGACTGGATGGCTGAAGAGACCTGGTTCGATGCCAATGAAGCACTGGAAGCAGGCTTTGCCGATCGCATCGAAGAGCCCGTCGCCATGGCTGCCACCTTTGATCTTTCAAAGTTTACCCGAGTGCCACCCGCATTGGCATCACTCCCCCATCAAACATCCCCCCGACGATCATCAGAAAACACGGAGACGAAAATGACCGAGAAACCCAATCCGGAACCAGCAAAAAATGAAGTCGAGAAAGTTCTGGCAAAAGACGCGGCTCAACCCCCATCGGATGACAACGTCATCGATCTGGATCAGGTCCGCGCTCAGGAACGCAAAGCCACGCTGGCCTACGTAAGCGAGATCAATCAGCTCTGTGCCTTGGCGGGATCACCCGAGATGGCTTCGGAGTTCATTGCCAAAGCGACATCTCCGGAAATTGTCCGAACGAAACTCTTGGAAGCTCGCGCCGAGGAAGATGACGCATCTGCCGTCAGTGCCACAGGCCGAAGCCAAACACCCAAGCCCAGTGAGCCTGCAATCGATACCGCTGCGATTTATGCGGCGCGCAACAAATCTGTTCGATAGAGGAGTAACCCATGCCTGTCATGACTGAAGGCCAGCACACTGGCGAATTCATCGTTTCTGAAGGAAACGGATCCATTAGTCGAGAAACCGTGACCATTTTAAACGGCCGAACGCTGGATACGGGGGCTGTCCTTGGGCAGGTCACGGCAACTGGCAAATACCGGGAAGTCGACCCCGCTGCTATCACCGGTGCGGAAATCGCTGTGGCCGTTCTGTTTGAGGCTGTCGATGCCTCAGGCGGTGATGCACCCGGGAACATTATTTCCCGGCTTGCTGAAGTTCATGGTGGTGAGGTGGTTTGGCCCACCGGCATCACCGACCCCCAAAAACAGACGGCCATTGATCAATTGGCCACCGCCACAATCATTGTCCGATAGGAGAGGCCCATGCCTGTACTAGACGTTTTTAATTCCAATGCTTTTTCCATGGTGTCTCTGACGGATTCCATCAACAAAATTCCCTTTATGCCAGGACGTATTGGCAAGCTGGGTTTGTTTCGAGAACAAGGTGTTGCGACCACTTCGATCCTTATTGAGGAAAAAGAAGGTTCCCTGACGCTTGTGGAGACCACGGCGCGTGGGGCACCTGCTGTGCAGAACGCCCATAACAAGCGCCGGGCCAGATCTTTGACCGTTCCCCATATTGCCCTTGAGGACACAATTTTGGCTGATGAAGTCCAAAATCTCAGGGCCTTTGGTTCGGACAGTCAGCTCGAAGGTGTTCAACAGGTGATGAATGATCGCCTGGAGGATATGGCGCGCAAGCTGGATGCGACGCTTGAGCATCTGCGCATCGGAGCCATCAAGGGACAAATTCTCGATGCCGATGGCACCACCGTTCTCTACGACCTGTTCCAGGAATTCGGTGTCACCCAGCAAACGGAAGTAGATTTTGATCTAGATGCTGCCACACCAACGGCAGGAGCGGTCAAAAAGAAATGCCATGACGTCAAACGCAAGATCGAGGATGAACTGGGCGCAACGCCCTATGACCACATCCATGCTATCTGCGGCTCAGCGTTCTTTGATGATCTGGTTGTTCATAGCGAAGTATCAACCGCTTATGATCGCTATCTGGACGGTCTATTCCTTCGTGAAGGACAAGCTCGCGGGTCGTTTGAATATGCGGGCATTGTGTTTGAGGAATATAGGGGACGGGTTGGTACGGTCGATTTTACCGATACCAACAAGGCGCATTTCTTCCCGGTCGGTGTTCCCAGCTTATTCCGTCAATACAATGCCCCGGCGGACTTTGTCGAAACGGTGAATACCATTGGACTGCCCCGTTATGCCAAGCAGGCACCTGACACTCAGTTTGGTCGCTGGGTTGCGCTTCATGCCCAGTCTAACCCACTTCCCATCTGCACGCGTCCGCGTGTGTTGATGAAAGGCAAGCGCACTTGATTTTAGTGCGTACTTGAGGACGTTTTGTTCAGAGCTTTCAAACGTTTGTTTGCGAGCTTCAGATCAAACTCCTCGGGATCAAAATCGCCGACCCAGTCCAGAAATTCCGGGTCGGCGGATTTTGGTGCTCGAACGGCTTCCACGAGATCGGCATAAGCATAAGGCCCGCCACTATCTTCCGGCGGACAGGCCCGTTTGCCATCAAGGCAGGCTAAAGGGGCAATGGCATCACTGACTTTGATCACATCTATCTCATGTCGCCAATCGTCACCAAAATCATAGGTGTAAAGGAACGTGTGACCTTCCGATAAAACATGGGAGAGCCTCACATTGGCTTCCTCTGTAATGGGCCGTCCTCCGGCAGCATCCTCAGGCTCACCATAGCGGTCGCCATCAATGACAAAGAGATGAAGGTGTTCGCCTTCCCAGCCCATCACGGCCTGGATGACAAAATGCAGGCCTGCCAAAGTATAATTAGCGGGAACTGTGACTTGTCGCCAGATTTCTGGCTCGATGTCAGCCAAGCGGATGTGGAGAGAAATGGATGCAGGCAATTATTTGTCTCCCACTGCCTGAGCCACCGTATGGGCTAGATCATCTTGATTGTCGATTGCAGCTTGTTCGAAGGTGATGACCGATCGAATGGTCGGATCCAGGTCTTGTCTCAAGAGTTCAGAGGCAATTTCTTTTGCTTCCTCCCAGCGGTTGGCACGGCGAAGGATGTCGACCAAGCGGGTCTTGGTAATGATGGTCTCTTCGGAAGTCTCGTCAGCATCGTTTAAGGATTTGAGAAACAAGTCAGCTGATCTATCCCGGTACTGACGGGCTCCGTCATTGTCGCCGACATCATCAGCCGCCCAGGCGGCGCAAAGAGCATGATCTGCAGCGGAGCCTAAATCATTGGACGCTTCATCTAACAGAGACGCTTTCAAGAAACGCCCTGTGAGCGTTCCACCAAGCGGAGCCGTCCGTAGTGATTGGAAGGCATCACTTTCCATAACGGCTTTGGCTTCAGGGTGGATCTCATAAATGGAGCCTGCTGAATAACCGCAGCTCGGGCACTCCTGTAGCCAGTATGCCATTGTGGATCGCCTCATTTCAGGGGGACGTAAATCGAGGTCCGGCGATCCAAATGAATTTGTGCTTCCGATTGTCGTATGTTCGCTGGTTTCAGCGCAAACGGCACATGTGGTTTCAGAGCTTCCTAATGTGGTCATGGCAAATTCACTAACAAATTGAATTTCAAATGAATACGGACTGTTCAGGCATTAGTACATTATTTGAAGGAGAATTCGATGATTCTTAATGATCTAAAAGACGCCGTTGCTGAAAAAGCCGGGATTTCCAAGGCTGACGCAGGCACCGCCGTTAGCGCCGTCCTTGATACCATCAGCGAAACCTTGACCAAGGGTGAGAAAATAGCCCTACTTGGATTCGGTAATTTTGAAATTTCTAATCGTGCTGCCCGTGATGGCCGCAATCCTGCAACCGGTGAGACCATTAAGATTGCCGCGAGCAAAGCCGTCAAATTCAAGGCTGGTAAAGCCCTGAAAGAAAGCGTGAACGGCTAACTTCGTTTTTGATATTTTAAGGATTAGGGCGGCCTTCGGGCCGCCTTTTCTATGTGTGCCATGATCAATGCATTTGATGACGCCATGAACCGTATATTTGCGGACCCAAACCTTGCCCGGGAGGCGGTTTATCAAAGGTCGGGCGTTGATCCCGTCATTGTTCGCGTAATCGCCAGACAAGCTGACCAAGTGCTGGATTTTGGGGACACCCGCGTCCACACCGGTAATTCGATGTTTGATGTTTTGGTTTCTGACGTTTTGGAGCCTCGTCCCGATGACACGCTCATTGTCGATGGAGAAAGTTACATCATTCAGGGTGACCCGGTACGTGACCCGGAACGACTGGTCTGGACGCTTGATGTAAGACCAGCATGAAACTTGGTGCTGCCATCGTTGGTTCGCTCATGGCTGATATGAAGGCCGAGACAAAGCGCATTGAGCGCGGCGTCGGGGCTGGCGTCAAGCAAGCCGGTGACGGGCTCAAAGGTGGACTTCGTAAACAGGTGATTTCGGCTGGATTAGGGTCGAGGTTGGCCCGGACCTGGCGGAGCCGCGCTTATCCCAACAAGGGATATGATGCCGCCGCACTGGTTTGGTCCAAGGCCCCACAGATCATTCGCACTTTTGATGAAGGGGCGGTGATACGAAGTAAGTCCGGCCTTTGGTTGGCTATCCCGACGCCAGCGGCTCCAAAACGCGGCGTTGGTGGCAAGCGTATCAACCCGGGCAATTTTCCGGAGCATAGGTTTGGGCCATTGCGATTTGTTTATCGTCGTGGTCGTCCGTCACTTCTGGTGGTTGATAGCGTTCGCATCAATAAATCCGGGCGGGTTGGTCGTCGTGCCAAGGGTGGCGCATTTACCAAAACCGGGCGCATGAAACAGGGCATCACCACGGTGGTTATGTTCATCATGGTGCCGCAGGTTCGGCTTAAGAAACGTCTGGATGTGGTGCTAGAAGCCAAACGTTGGGAGAGAAAATTGCCGGGGTTGATCGGGAGGCAGATGCTCCCAAACTAATTCAGGCCACCTCATCGACCAGTTCGACCCTGAGCCGCTTGCCGAGAACAGCCGCTGCCTTATCCATGGTCAACAAAGTGACGGAAGGATTATCAGGATCAAGAAATCGGTCAAGGGCAGCGCGGCTGGTATGCATGCGCCTGGCCATGGCAGCCTTGCTCAGTTTTTCATTCTCCATCGCCTGATTCACTTGCCAGGCTAAAGTGCGTTTAACCGCGATGGCGTGGGCTTCGGCAAGAAGACCGTCCTCTTTCAGAAGATCGTCGAGCGCGGAGCCAATATGTGGGTTGCTATTTTTACTCATGAGGATTTCTCCAGTTTGCGTTTTCGATCTAATGCCAGGTCTAGTTCTGACTGAGGCGTTTTCTGTGTTTTTTTGATGAAGCCGTTTAACAACACCATTTGTCCATTCGCGATGCAAAACAGAACCCGGGCGATCCGGTTGCCAAGATTTGTTCGTACTTCGAAAAGCCCGTGCTTCATGGGCTTGCATGTTGGCATTCCGATTGGCCAGCCAAACTCAACCGTTTTGATATCTGTTCCGATACGCAGTCTGTCCTCTTTATTTAAGCGTTTCAGCCAATCCCTAACCGGCTCAGCACCCGTTTCGGATCGATAGAAAACCGCCTGGATGCGTTTCAGTTGATCAGTCATATTAAAATGTACCAAAATAGGTGCACTAAAGCAATGAGAAATAAATGGTTTCAAAATCCGAACAGGTCCTTGAGGCCATAAAGGCACTGCTGATACCCGTGCCGGATGCCAAGGTTGAACGCAACACAGCGGTGCCCGAGAAAATTCCAACCGGCGGTCTGATCGTGCTGCGAGATGGCGATCCGGGCGAACCCGAGACCGCACTTGGCGGCTTCGGCGGCGTTTATTACAGCCATAATATTGAGATTGAGCTTTATGCCGAGGATGGCGATGCCACCGCTCGTGATGCCGCCTTCGACAACTTGGTGCAATCCATCGGCACTGTGTTGGAGGCTGACCCCACCCTCGGTGGTCTTGCCTTCGGCATGAGCTATGGCCGACCTGATATCGACACCGAAGCTGTGGCCGGAGCCCCGGCCATCAAGACAGGCACGATCATCGTGACCATCGAATACGAAACCACCAGCCCCCTTGGTTGATACCTTGGGCTGATCACAATCTTATAACAGGAGACGTTAAATGTCGCGAGCCTATGGTTCGAGCGCAACACTGCTGCTCAAACGAGAAACCACCTACGGCACATCGCCGTCCGGGAACTTCATTCAGATGCCATTTAACAGTGTCTCTCTGGGCTCTGAACAGGGCCTGATTGACGACCCGGTGTTGGGTCAGGGACGTGATCCCCTGGCACCCTTGCAGGATGTGATCAACGATGAGGGTGATATCATGGTGCCCATGGACCCACGCTATTTAGGCCTTTGGCTCACAGGTTTACTTGGCGATCCAACCAGCACCGATAATCTGGATGGAACCTTCGATCATGTGTTTGTCTCGGGCGTCGATGCACTGCCCAGTTATTCCCTTGAGGTCGGCATGTCTCAGGTGCCCGCCTTCTTCATGCATGCAGGCGTGGTGCTTAATTCCATTGCCCTGGATTTTCAGCGCTCCGGTGCTGCCGCAGCGACCATCAATGCCATCGCCCAGGGGGAGACCCGTAATGGCACATCCCAGGGCGGCACACCCAGCACATTGGCCTTTAACCGCATCAGCCAGTTCCAGGGCTCTATCAAGAAGGCGGGCACGGCGGTCGCCAACCTCACATCCGGGTCACTGACTTATTCCAACAATCTCGAGAAAATCGAGACCATCCGTTCCGACGGAATGATCGATGGGGCTGATCCAACGGTGGCGTCATTGTCTGGCCGTATTGATGTGCGGTTTGCCGATACCACCATGATTGATGCTGCTACCAGCGGCACACCGGTGGATCTTGAGTTTGGTTACACAGTCGGTACATCCAGCGTCATGTTCGCAGCTCACGAAGTTTACCTGCCCAAGCCCAAACTGGCCGTGGAAGGTCCTGGCGGCATTCAGGCAAGTTTCGATTTTCAGGGTGCCAAGAATGAGGCCGCTGGTCGCATGCTGACGGTGACCTTGGTCAACGATCTGGATGGGACGATTTACGCATGATCTCCTTAAAACAACCGAGCGAACCTTTTGACATTGAATTGCCCTACGGCATCACCGTCACGGTGACACCACTGACCACAACTGCCATGGCAGCGGCTCAGGCAGGAGCCCGACGGCGGGTTGATGCTGTGGAAGCGCAAGTACGGGATCGTAAAGATTCAGGTCTGTCATTGGACGGACTCCCAGACCTCAGCATTGAAGAGGAACGAGACGGCTTCCTGCAATGCCAAGTTGTTTATGAATTGGCCACCCGCCAGATCACGGGCTGGATCGGTATTGAGGATGATCCCCCGGTCTCCCGCGACAATATTATCGCGGTGATGGACATTTATCCGGTTGGCGAACAATTCCTGCAGAAACTGACCCTGCAACAGATGTTGCTTAACGCCGCAAAAAACGCATCCGGGCTCTCTGCCTCTGGCATTTCAAGCCAGGTGGAGGGCCCGGGTATTGCCAAGGCTGCCAAGATGAATACGCCGCCTGTTCAACAAGAAAACTAAACCCGGGCGACCGCCCATGTCCCTATCAAAAACATGCCCTGCAATCGGCAGAAGAACACCAGGCCTGGGACGTGCTCAGCGCCTGCCTTGGGCAATTGCGGTTTACGCCGTCCGGCCATGTGGCGGGCATCAATATGAATGCGGCACTTAAAATTGCTGAGGCTCGAGGTTTTGAGCCGGGCGTTATCTCTGAGCTTTTGAGTGCTGCAGAGAATGGTCTGATTGAAGCGATGAACCAGAAAGAATTGGACTGATGGCTAAAGCCAAACACACCTATGCGATCCGCCTCAGCGTTGACGGCGGTGGCAAGGTCAAGGCCGAGCTCATGGATGTGGGCCGCGCTGGCGACAAGTCCCTCAAGAAGATTGAAAAGGCCGGTGGCCGGGCATCATTGGGCCTGACCAAGCTGTCTGATCGCGCTCAGTCCTTGGGCCGCAACATGAAGTTCCTCTACGGCGCAATTGCCGCCGCCGGGGCCATTCGCGGTCTGCAGGAAATGGTCAAACTCTATGCGGACTTTGAAGCCGGGCTGATCGGTGTCGGCAAGACGGCCAACCTGTCCAAGACGGAACTGGCCGCATTGGGCCAGGACATCGATGCCCTTTCCAAACGCATCCCGGTGGCCACCGACGAACTGTTGGCTATTGCCCAAAGTGCGGGCCAGCTGGGGGTGAAGGGTGCCGCCAACATTCTCAGGTTCACCGAGACTGTGGCGAAGCTTGGTACGGCAACGGACTTGTCCGGCAATGACGCGGCCATGGCTTTGGCGCGCATTCTCAATGTCACCGGTGAGACCATGGACACCGTTGATGTGCTGGGGTCGGTGATCGTGTCCCTTGGCAATAACTTTGCCGCCACGGAAAGCCAGATTACAGAAATGACCACCGAAATTGCCCGGGCGACCGCCGTCTTTGGTGTGAGCTCTGCCCAGGCTTCGGCTCTGGCAGCGGCATTGGCATCCGTCGGTGTTAAATCAGAAGTAGCGGGTACGTCCGTTGGCCGGGTTATGCATATGATGGACGCCGCTGTGCGCAGTGGCGGCAAGCATTTGAATATTTTGTCGCAAATCACCGGCCAAACCGGCGCACAAATCAAAACCCTGTTCGCTCAAGATTCTACAGCAGCCTTCGTGCTGTTCATCGAAGGGCTAAAACGGATCAGTGATGCTGGTGGATCGGCAGCGGAAGCCATGGCGGCATTGGGCCTGTCCGACCAGCGATTGTTAAAAACACTGCCGGTGCTGGCGAACCGTGCCGACTTGCTGGCCACAGCCCTTAATCTTGCCAGTCGCGAGACCGAAAACGCCACGGCCCTGAACGAGGAAGCGGCGAAGGCGTTTGAGAGCCTGAACAGCCAGACGGAGCTGATGTGGAACAACATCAAATCCCTGGCCCGTTCTATCGGTGAAGATCTGGCTCCCGGTGTAACCACCGCGATCAAGGAGCTGGGAAGCCTGGCCAATCAAGCCAGTGTTGCCTATGAGCAATTGAAACTGCTGGCCCAGGGCGATTTTAATCTTGAGGGTCTCAGCCTCGGCAGCACCCGTTCCATTGTCGCGGAACGCCGTGCTGAGCTTCAGGAGATTGCCCGTGAGCTGAAAGAACTGGGCGACGTCGGGTTTTTGGACGATCCCCTTGGCTGGGGCCGCAAGGTAGCGTTGGAACGCCAACTTGAAGAAAAGACGGCCATCTATCGTCAATGGTCGACAAAGCTTGCCTGGATGCAGCGGGATATGGGCGACAAGCCAACACCAGAAACCAGCACACCCACACCTGACGGCACGGTGGAAATTGATATCAAGGCGGCTCAAGTACGATCTGACCGCATCACTAAACTTGAAAAAGACCTGCAACGGCAACTGTTCATCCTGACCCATCAGGGGGCGGACCGTATTCGGGCAGAATATGAACAATTGGCAAAAGACGTTGAGGCGCTGCTTGCCCCGGATGGCAGCAACCAGTCTCAGGTTGATGCCCTGATGGATCAGGCCGCCTCTGTTCGGGACGCCAAGCTGGCGCGGCTTGCCGCTAAAGCACAGGAAGCGGCGAACCGTATTGCCGAGGCCAATCGTAAAATTATAGACGGATTGCGCGCCGAACATGACGCGCTCGCCATGACCGATAAACAGCGCTTTATCTCACAGGCATTGCGGCGGTTATCTGCTGAAGCCACGGTTGTTGAGCAGCAGCAGGTCCGGCAATTGACCGGAACCTTGTTCGAGGAACAACAAGCCATTGAAGCCCGGAACAAAGCCGAACAGGAAGCTGCCAAGTTAAAAGAAAAAGGCCGCGCTCTTACGGAAAGTCTGCGAACGGCACAGGAAGCCTACAAAGCTGAGATGATTGATCTCAATCGCTTGCTAGATGAAGGGGGTATTGCTCAAGAGGCCTTTGCCCGTGCGTCCGAAGAGGCCTATGGCCGCATGCTCAGTGCCAGCCGGGAATGGTCGGACGGTGTCACCCGGGCGCTGCGTGACTACGCGCAAGAGGCTGGTAATGCCGCCAAGCAGTTTGAGCAGGTTACCACCCGGTCGCTGAAAGCCGGAGAAGATGCCTTCGTTCAATGGGCCCGGACCGGCAAGTTCAGCGCCGCCGACCTCTTCAACACCATCGCCGAGGAGGCCCTGCGCGCCGCCGTTCGCATGTCGGTGATCAAGCCGTTCAGCGGCTTCCTGGAAAACCTGTTCGGCTCCATTGGTGCCAATTTGTTTGGTGGCGGTTCATCCGCGCCGGTGGGGGATTTTCCGGCCCCTGGTCCGGTGATGGTGGCCCATACGGGTGGCGTCATTGGTATGGATGTTCTTGCCAGTCGTTCTGTTGATCCGGCGGTATTTGCCACCGCGCCACGGTTTCATGGCGGCGGTGTGGTTGGCGGCGAGGTTCCCATCATCGCCAGGCGCGGCGAGACCGTGTTCACGCCCGGCCAGATGCGGGCACTCGGTGCCGGCCTGGGCCAGAAACCGGAAGTTCGCGTGAATGTCCATGTTGACAACCGGGCGCCGGGAACGGAAGCCACGGTGCAAACCAGCCGGGACGGCAACGGCAACCTCGGCCTGGAAATCGTGGTTGAAAAAATCGAAGGCAAACTGGCCCGCAACATCGGGCGCGGCGACGGCCTGGCCCCGACCCTTGAGCGCCGATATGGCCTCAATCCGGCGGCGGGGAGTTATTGATGGTTGTTTCCTGGCCCACAACCCTGCCATTGCCCAGCATCGAGGGCTACGGCGTCCACCCGGGCGAGGCCATCCTGCGCACCGAGATGGAGGCGGGACCGGCCCGACAGCGCCGCCGTTACACCCAGGTGCCGAGCCGGATCGCCGTGCGCTGGACCTTCCGCCGCGACCAGTTCGCGCTGTTCGAGGCCTGGTACCGCTGGCGCGCCAGGGAAGGCGGCGCGTGGTTCGAGATCGACCTGCTGGGCGGCATCGGCTTGACCGCGCACGAAGCCCGCTTCACGCGCCAGTTCCAGGCCTCGCTGGTGCGCGGCAACCATTGGCGGGTGATCTCGGAACTGGAGATCCGCGAGCGCCCGGTGTTGAGCGAGGACGCTCTCGCCCTCGCGCTCGAGGAAGACATTGCCGGCCTGCTGGTGGCGATCGACGGCCTTGACCGGCTGGTCGATGCCCAACTGGCGGGCCCCCTCAACTGGAACTAAGTGGACAGAGCCATGAATCTGCAACAGGAACTGGAAGCGGCGGTGAGCAAAACCACGGCGGCGGCGGCCAAGCTGCACGCCATTGTCAACGGCGACGCCGGCACCGTGGTCGAGACCGAAGCCGGCGCGGTGAAGTCGCTGGCCGGCGTTGTCGGCGAGACCGCCGACGCCCTGGCGGCCCTGGCCTCACTGGCCCAGGCGGCCGAGGAGGGCGTGTTCGCCGACCGGGCGCTGTTTTCCTTCGCCTTGAACGACGAGGGCGAACTGATCGCGATCAGCGACAGGGTCGAACTCTTTCAGGTCGCGCGCTTCGAGTTGCGTGACGACGGCACGGTAATCATCAAATACGGAGAAGACCTATGAGCGTGGTTAATCTTGGCCGCATCAAGCCGCTGCATCGCGGCGATTACGACGCGGCGGCAAGTTACGGGGAACTCGATATCGTTGCCTATCAGGGCGCCGGCTATCTCTGCGTCAGCGCCACCGCCCTGCAGGGCACGCCGCCCGTCGATGGCGCCGGCGGGCTCAACGCCGGCTGGCAACTGCTGGCCGACAAGGGCGCGGTGGGCGAGGTCGGCCCACAAGGGCCCCAGGGCGGCACGGGAGCCCAGGGCGAAACCGGGGCGCAAGGACCCCAGGGTGGCGCCGGGCCCACCGGTCCACAAGGGCCGGACGGGGTTTTCAGCGGCACGTTTTCGCTCAACCCGGCGGGCGAACTGATCCTCACTTATACGGACTGATATCATGGCAACGCAAAATCTCGGCCGGGTGCGTTTTGCGCCCCAGGGCGCCTGGAACAGCGCCACGAGCTATTCCTTTTTCGATCTCGTCAGCCACCAGGGGGCGGCCTACGCCTATGTCGCCGCCACGCCTTCCGCCGGCATCCCGCCTGGCGATGTCGCCGTCTGGCAGTTGGTGGCGGCCAAGGGCGAGGCCGGGGCGAACGGGGCCGCCGGCCCGCAAGGCCCGGCCGGCGACAAGGGCGACAAGCCGGCGCACCAGTGGTCCGGGCCCTCGCTGCGCTTCGAGACCCCGACCGGGTCGTGGGGCGGTTACGTGAACCTACAGGGACCCCAGGGCGCACAGGGCTCACCGGGCTCACAGGGGCCGCAAGGCGGGCAAGGACCCACCGGGGCCACCGGGCCCCAGGGACCGCAGGGTCCCGCCGGCGGCTCCAATTGTAATTGTAATTGCGGCAACCAATGAGGCAACCCATGTTACTTGCTGTTTCCAAAGGTCTGACGGTCCCGCTGTTCGCGGCGCTGCGGGTCCAGGACACCACCGTGTCCTTCGCGCTGCATGCGCCGCTATCCGGCGATGGCGTCGACAGCTTCACCGGCGAAGCCGTCGAGCCGCCAAAACGGCTCGGGCGCTTCCGGTTCGGCGCGGCCTGGTGCCGGAGCCCCGATGGCGAGGGCGTCCTGCGCCGGGTTGATCAGATCGAGATCGATCTTGCGCGGCTGTCGACAATTATAAACCCCCGCCGCCTGGGGCCCTGCGTTAACCTCTATGTCGCCTTTGATTTTAGGCGGGGCCGGTTTCTGCCGCCCTACAACAAGCTGGCCGAGAGCTTCGCCAGCAAGGACGACGGTGCCCGCCATATCGCCGGGCGCCAGGTCAATGTCGTCGGACAAATCCTGCTGCCGTTCGCCGACGCCGCGCCTGCCGATTGCGCCGCCCGGCTCACCGTAAACCAGACCGCCGGCTTCTGGACCAGCGGCGAGGCCGATATCCTGGCCAACAGCCATCAGGCCTATGTCGACTTCGCCGCCCGGGTGTTTCCAGGACTGGATATCGAGACGTCGAGCTTGAGCGTCAAACCGGATGAGCGCGCCCTGATCGGCGTGCGGCTGCTGGCGCCCGACGGCGCCTTTCTCAAGCGCGCGGGCGTCCGTCTGTTCGCCAAAACCGCCGCCGGCTACCTGCCCAGGACCGAGGTTCGGACCGATACGTCGGGCCGCGCCCGGATCCCGTTCCTGGCTCTCGGCCTGGAGCCGGGCGACAGGGCGGATGTCGAGCTCGGCTTCAAGTGGCTTTCCAACATCGCGGCCTGCCGCGTCGAGGTCCAATCATGACCGGGCAATGGTTCCACTACCGCGATGTGCCCCCGGACAGGACCGTGCTCGAGCATATCCGGGCCCATTCCGACTGGGACCAGGCGACGGCGCGGCTCAGGGGACGTTTCGAGCCCAACCTCGGGGTCGCTATTCCCGTTCCCGTCGATGATCTGCGGCGCGAGATCGCGCGGGCCTATGGCGATCTGGGCTGGTATCGCTGGCGCTCCACGCCGGGCGGCAGCTATTCGGGGCTCGCCGTCACTCATAATCCGGAGCGTGGCGCCGGCGAACGTTACAACGGCCTGCTCGGCCATGAGCGCTACCGGGACCTCGCGACCGAGGACTATTTCGCGGTCGACCGCCAGATAGATGCCGCCTACCGGGTGCGGGGCGACTATCTCGACACGCTGGGCTTTCGCCGCCTCAACGACTTCTCGCCCTATCCGGCGCTCAGCACCCTTCTCGGCGGCTTTCGCCGCCCGATCTCGCGCTCGCGCATCGCCTCGCTGTTCGGTGTTTCGCAAGTCTCGCCGCCTGACGTCGGCTGGCATGTCGACGAACCGCCCACGACGCTCCTGCGCATCAACATCTGCATCGAAAGCGACGCCGATTACGCCCTCGAATACCAGGACGGACCGGCAATCCCGATAGCCGCCGGCGAATGTCTGGTGGTCAACACCGACGTCCAGCACCGGGTCGCGGTGCGCCATCCGAGCATCTCGACCCGCAGCCACCTGGTGATCGGCGTCCTGCCCTGGCTCGACTACGACGCCGATCAGGACGCCTGGCGCCTGAACGACTTCTACGGGCGTATCCATCCCTATGACATGGTCCGGGAGGGCCTGATCCATGCCGGTCTTTGACCTTCTCCTCGAAAAACCCGGCGGCGCCCATGTGATGCTCGCCTACGACACCGATGACTCGGTCATCTCGGGGGCAAACCTCGATTACGGCGCCTTCGGCGTGACGGCGGCGCCCCGCGCGTGGCGGGCCGTGCAAGCGCTCTCGCCCGGCAACCCGGGCCGCAAGAGCGCCGCCGCCCGGGTCATCAAGGTGTCTCTCGGGCTCGCCTGCAACCGCGCCTGCGGCTATTGCAACCAGGGCGGCGAACGGGCCCGCGCCGGCGCCAGCCGGCTCGCCGACGCCCAGGCGTTCGTGGCCGGCCTGGCCGGCTGGTGGGACGGCGGCGAGGACGGCCGTGGCGGTGGCACGCGCTTCGAGTTCTGGGGCGGCGAGCCGCTGCTTTACTGGAACAAGCTCGCATACCTCGCCGAGGCGATCCGGCGGCGCTGGCCGGAGGCCTGTTTTCTGATCATCACCAACGGCGATCTTCTGGACGCTGAAAAGGTCGCCTGGCTCGACCGCATGGGTTTCGCCGTCGGCCTGTCCCACGACGGGCCCGGCCAGCACCTGCGCGGCGGCGATCCCCTGGACGATCCGGCGCGGCGAAAGATCATAGTGAACCTGATGGAGCGGCTGGCGCCCGGCGGGCGGTTTTCCTTCAACTGCGTTCTGACCGCCCGGCATTACAGCCTGGCCGCCGCCGAACGCTGGATCGCCGGCAAGCTCGGACTGGACAGCGTGCCCATGGCGACCGAGGGCCTGATGCTGCCCTATGACGCCGCCGGCCTGATGCTGTCGCCAAAGGGCGATGAGCACGGCGTTATCCACAACTCGCTCTTGCGTGAGCTGATCGACGGTCGCGCCTACCGGAACGTCTCGGTCTGGAAAGCCACCAGGGCCTTTGTCCAGAGCCTGGCCGACCGGCGCCCGGTAACGGCGCTTGGCCAGCGTTGCGGCATGGACCGGCCGGAACACATCGCGCTCGATCTCAAGGGCCGGGTCTTCACCTGCCAGAACACCGGCGCGCTCGATCACCACATCGGCGACGTGGCGGCGGTCGGGGACATTCGTCTCAGGCGCGCCCGCCATCACAGCCTGCGCCCCGCGTGCCGGACCTGTCCCGTGGTGCAGCTGTGCCAGGGGGCGTGCATGTTCCTCGACGGCGCGCTGTTCCGCCAGGCTTGCGACAACAGCTTCACCTACCATTCCGCCCTGCTGGCCGGCGCCCTCTACCACATCACCGGCGGCGGCGTTCTGAAGGAGATCACCAGCCGGGACGGCGTTGCCATCCGGGCTCGCCCGGCAGCCGCGAAAGAGGTGGCCTGAACCATGCCTGATCCCGCACTATCGGCGGCCATCAAGGAGGCCTACGCGGCGGCGCCCTCCGACGTGGTGATCCTGCATACGCTGGAACTGCGGCATCCGGCCTTTGTTGATAATGATGGCCTTGTGACCGCCATCCGGGTGGTGCGCGATCATATAGACCTGACGGCGCGGCTGGAACCGGGCGCGCCGCTGGATGGCGGGGCCATGGTGACGTTTGTGGCCCTGGCCTTCGATCTCTCCCTGCCACCCATCGACACCGCCCCGGTGCCGGAGATCACGGTGACGCTGGATAACGTGTCGCGCGAGATCGTCCGCCACCTGGACGCGGCGGTGGCAACGCAAGATCGGATCGAGATGACCTACCGACCATATCTTTCGACAGACAAAGAAGGGCCTCAGATGGATCCACCGATCACCCTTGGTTTAACCGAGGTGGAGGCCAATGCCCTGCAGGTCACGGGACGGGCGCGCATGCTCGATATCGGCAACAAGGCATTTCCATCAGAAACCTACACAGCAACGCGGTTTCCGGGATTGGCGAGATAAACCATGCATTGGGCAGAACACTACATCGGCATTCCTTGGTCGGCGACTGGAGAAGGACCTGACAACTTTCATTGTTGGGCTTTTGTCCGTCATATTCAGAAGCAGAATTTTGGCCGTGATCTTCCCGGCATTCCAAACCCAGAAGACGTTCTCGCAATTGCGCGGGGGTTTAGGGATCATCCCGAACGTCAACGCTGGGAATTGGTAAACGCTCCAAATGACGGCGACTGCGTTCTCATGCGCCAGGCCCGCTATCCCATTCATGTCGGTGTTTGGCTTGAGGTTGATAATGGCGGCGTCCTTCACTGCTCTCAGGAAGCCGGTGTGGCGTTCCAGACCTTAAATTCTCTGGCTTTGAACGGCTGGAGCGTCGAAGGCTTTTACAAGTACATCGAAAACCAATTAACTAGCTGAAATAAAAGAAAATAATATCATATGAGCTTGCTATAAAACGAGTTTGGAGCGCTCATGATTGTATCTTCTCTATCTTCATTAAGAGGCAAAAAATGAAGGAAATTTTGTATAACGCAATAATTGAAGACGTTAGAAGCGATAGATGCAGTGACGATGAAATATGCGCCCTAATACTTAGGTTTGAAATGGCCGTTCAGTCCATCGCACCAACCCTTGCGAAAAAGGCTTGGTTTGATGCGACAGCAAAACATCCAAATGATGAGAAACTTGCTCATAGGTTTTCTCTGGTCCTTGAGCGTGAAACAAATTATCCCAATGAAAAATGGGTTGGTAGGTTTGTTTACGGAAACAAAAAACTGAAAATTATAGGATCCATGGAAGCAATTAATCCACCGCTTCATCCGGAGACCATTCATCAAGATTAATTTCTTTGATCCGCGCCCTGAAGGTTTTGTCGAGGAGTTCTAACTTATTTTTAAGCCACTCATGCTGGGACGAACGATCAGCTTCATTGGAAGGGTCACATTGGCGATACAAGACAATTCTAGAGGCGATTTTGTCTGGAAGCTCTTTCCAGATCATGGGTTCGCCTACTTCAGCTTCTATTTGGTCTTTATCATTCTGCAACAAGTGAAAAAAAGCCTTGGAAGAATCTTCCGCAAACATACAGATTTCTGCTCCGATACGATTCTCTTTTGTGTTTAATAGGGCCGTCATTTTGACGCCGCTTCGGCCAATACTGAAATTGTACCAATGTTGTGCTCGTGGCTCTTGGGGCCGCAGATTTGATGAAGTTTCTCCAAGATAAGCGGAGAGATCTCTCCAATATTGGAGCTGCATTATTTTGGTATCTGTCATTGGTTGTTCGCTGAGCCTTTGGGCAGCGGACGATATGGATTTACTCCAATTGTTAGGCTTGGACACAATGTTGAATTTTGGAGCAGGGATTGAATCGTCTATGCGCCAAAGTTCGACTTCAAGCCCGAAAAAATGAAATCCGTCACCCGTTATTTTATTTAGCCAGTCGAGCGAGGCGCGGTGTTCTTCAGTAAATTTGGCGGCGACCCAAACGATTGTCACTGCCTGCAGACCCGCTGCGTAGGTCATGAGTTGGCCAAGGTGTCTGTGGTCTGTCTTTTCAATTTGGTTCTCAATAAGAACCCAAGAGTCATCGGCGGTGTTCCTACACAAGATGTCAGCCCGGAACGGGCCAACTTCTTTTTCTTGGGCTTCTACTTCGAGCTCCATACCAATTGCGTCGGATAATATCTCCATGTGCTGATCTTGAGCCAGCCATGGTGTGAAGTCGCGGTCTTCTGTTTCCCAGATGTCCCGGAGTTCAACGCGTTCAAATCTACCTAATTTCAATTAACTCACCCCCAAATAAATTTAATCAATCCTATCAGAGAGATTGTGTTTTCGATAGAGGAAGAAGACCGCCCATGTTGGCTAGTGTCCTAATGGTAAACAATCCGTTCTATCCTGATAGGGGGCGGGAAGTATTTTCGGTTACAAAAGTATGCACTTTGCGAAGTTGGCTCGACACTCGGTCAATATCAGAATTCGATTGCCCGACCATATGTCTGCATAACGGCGAGGCTGTATTGCGCACCAAGTGGCATTCGACTGTTGTTCAAGACGGAGACATTGTTGCATTTATTGCTCTGCCTCACGGCGGCGGTGGCGGAGGTGGCGGCAAAAATCCACTTAAGACGGTTCTCTCCATCGCCTTGATGGTGGCCGCACCCGCCTTGGGTGGAGCCCTTGCCGGATCTATGGGGCTGACCGGTAGCCTGTTTGCCGGAACCGCCTTTGAGGTTGGTTTTGGCACGATCATGGGCGGCGTGGTTGCGTTGGCAGGTTCAGCCCTGATCAATGCGGTGATCCCATCGCCGAGACCATCCGTGCCGAGCTTGAACTTCAGTGCCGTTGGATCGTCGCCCGCACCAAGCCCGACCTATTCTCTGTCGGCGCAAGGTAACGAAGCCCGTTTGGGGCAGCCTATCCCTGTGTTGTATGGGCGGCATCTGATCTATCCCGATCTTGCGACCCAGCCTTACCAGGAGTTTGTGAACAACGAACAATACCTGTTTCAGCTCCATGTGATTGGTCAGGGTGAATACGATCTGGAGCAGGTCCGCATCGAGGACACGCCGATTTCATCGTTTGAAGAAGTGCAAACTGAGGTCGTTGCCCCCGGTGGCAGCGTCACTTTGTTTGAAACCGACGTGGTCACGGCACCTGAAGTGGCCGGACAGGAATTGCTAAGTGCTGTCGATGGCGGTGCCTGGATTGGTCCCTTTACCGCAAACCCGGCAGAAACCATGGTCAGCCATCTCGGCATCGATGTGGTGTTCCCGCGTGGCCTTTATTACGCCAATGACGCAGGTGGCTTGGAAACCCGCACCATCCAATGGCAGGTGCAAGCACGCGCCATTGATGATCAAGGTGTCGCTATTGGTTCTTGGATCCCCCTTGGATCGGAGACCTATTCAGATGCGACCAACACAGCTCAGCGGCAAAGTTATAAATACGCCGTTACGCCGGGGCGTTATGAAGTGCAATTGCAACGTCTCGACACCAAGGATGCATCGTCCCGCGCCGGTCATGAAATCCGCTGGGGTGGGCTTCGCTCTTATCTGGATGGCACACCTGACTTTGGTGACTTGACGATTTTGGCCGTAAAAATGCGGGCGACGGACAACCTGTCACAACGATCCGCTCGCATGATCAACTGCATCGTGACGCGCAAATTGCCAATTTGGGAACCAGCGACAGGTTGGAGTGCACCCGTTCCGACCCGGTCCATCGCATGGGCTTTTGCCGATGCGTGTCGCGCCCAGTATGGCGCAAAGCTGGCCGATAGTCGGATTGATTTAAATGCGCTCCACACCCTGGATCAAATTTGGTCAGGTCGAGGAGATGAGTTTAACGGCATCTTTGATAGTTCCATGACCGTGTGGGAGGCTTTAACGCGGATATCGCGCTGTGGTCGGGCGGTGCCCGTGCTTCAAGGCGGCGTTGTTCGCCTCTACCGGGATGCGGCGCAGACCCTGCCAGTGGCCATGTTTGGGCCGCGCAATATCGTCAAAGGATCGTTCAAGATCCAATACGTTATGCCTGGTGAGGAAACGGCGGATGCGGTGACAGTTACGTTCTTTAATTCCCGCACATGGAAACCTGATGAGGTCACCAGCAGCCTGGCCGACAGTGCGGCAGAGCAACCGGCGAAGGTCGCGTTGTTCGGTTGCACCGACGCTGCGCAGGCTAAGCGAGAAGGCCTCTATATGGCTGCCGACAATCGGTATCGGCGGAAGCTGGTGTCCTGGTCAACGGAACTCGAAGGCATGATCCCGACCTATGGGGATCTGGTTGCCATCACCCATGACATGCCCCATTGGGGACAAGGCGGTGAAGTGGTGGCCTGGGACGATCAGGCACAGGTTTTGACCGTTTCTGAGCCGCTGACCTGGGAGACCGCCGCGGGGCATTATATAGCACTTCGCCGCCGCGATGGTTCGCTGGCGGGACCATTTTTGGCCGAGGCCGTCGAAGACGATGACCGCCTCGTTCATGTCTTGGAGCCATTAGACTTTACGCCATACACGGACACGTCTGAAGAGCGCACCCATTTTGCCTTTGGCGCGGGTGATGCTTGGGGTGCGAAAGCCCGTGTCATCGCCGTAAAACCCCGTGGCGAAAATGTTGAAATCACCGCCGTCGCTGAAGACGCCCGTGTCCATCAGGCAGACCTCGCCGCATAAGCCAACTTATAAAATCAAGGAACCAGAAAAATGAACCGACCTTCCCTGGAGGACGGGCATGTCCGCATGCCTGAAGATGAGTTTGAAGAACTCATGGAATTAGCCGCTGAGCGCGGGGCTAAACGAGCCCTTGCCACCGTTGGTTTGATTGATGAACACGCCGCCAATGACATCCGAGACCTCCGCTCCCTGTTGGGTGCGTTTCGGATGGCCAAGCACACCGCCTGGTCGACCGTCATCAGGCTGATCACGACGGGATTGCTCATTGCCCTCATGGCAGGCGTTGCCATTAAGCTCAAGTTGTTCGGGGGGATTCAGTGAAGCCCGCATTTTCTGAAAAATCCCTCGCCAAGCTTGCCACCTGTGACCCGCTCTTGCAGCGGGTTTTTCATGAGGTAATTCAAAACTTCGACTGCACCATTCTGGAAGGACATCGGGATAAAGACCGTCAGAACCAGATGGTGGCCGATGGCAAAAGTCAGGTGTATTGGCCGAATGGCAAGCACAACACGGTACCGTCATGCGCAGTCGATGTGACCCCTTATCCTATTCAATGGGATGACCGGGAGCGCCAGACCCTGTTTGCCGGATACGTCTTAGCAACCGCCAAGGCCATGGGCGTCAATCTTCGCTGGGGTGGTGATTGGGACCGGGACACCGAGGTCCGTGATAATTCATTCGACGATTTGGTTCATTTTGAGATTGCGGAATAAGTCATGCTGGAAAAAATATTCGGATCGATTGTCGGGGGTGGTGTGGTGACTGCCGCCGAGGACGTTGCCAACATCATCGACCGGTTTGTTGAGACCGACGATGAAAAGCAGGCTGCTGAAATCATCAAGGCAAAGCTTATGATGACACCGAGCCTAGCTCAAATCGAACTCAACAAGATCGAGGCTGGACATAGAAGCATTTTTGTTGCGGGGTGGAGGCCGTTTATCGGCTGGGTTTGCGGGTTTGCGCTGCTCTGGCACTTCATCCTGTTTGATCTTTTGAACTGGATTACAGTGAACTTCTTCCCCCACGTGACAGCGCTATCTGAACTGACTGGAACCGAAACCCTGGTCACCATTTTGCTGTCGCTGCTTGGCCTTGGGGCCATGCGGACGGTGGAGAAGTTCGGGGGAAGGGCTAGGTGAGAAGGCTGCCTGAGATGAACGTCAAATATTATTGAGGATCCGCTTCAGTCAGCAGTCTCTAGTAAGCGCAAGACGTCTTTGCTAGAGCCTCGGACCAAGGCATCACGCATATTGCGCGGAGGTAAGCCGAGATCGTTCCTGATATTTGAGTTTATTTGGAGACGGGCCAAGGCGAAGTGAATCTTACCTGCCTCTTCGGTACCAGTTCTATCTGTGATCAGCCATATTTGCTGTATGTATGACACCCATTGTAGATCGAGTAAGTCTATAACGAGATCGCGTTGATCCTGTTCAAACTGATCAACGTATTTCTGAACGTTGTTGACGTATTCTGCTTCTCTCTCACCGAGAAATCCGTATGGAAACTGCTGGGTGAAATCATCAATATTTATGTCCATTTTTACTTGTCTCCGATATTTTATCACCCTTATCTCTGAAATATATCCACCTTGGTCTCGAGGCATTTCCTTAACAAGAGATCGTTTGACCCAATCCCGAACCAACTGTCGGGCTTTTGGTAAAAATCCAACCCTCGCCCGATTTTAACCGTCCAGCCATTATCAATTCTGATTTCACGGTCGTGCATGTGCTCGTTGATCTGAATATCGAGTTCTATATCAACGTCTAATAGACTTTGTTTCAATTCACTAAGTCTCTCAGAAAGTGCCTGAACGTCCGTGTCGTTATCATAACTGGTAATTAGAACAATTTTTCTAACGGTTGGGGTTTTGATAACGGCCTCGCAGAACCGAACAAAATTGTGCACCTGATGCGTTGCCCTAATATATGGATCTTCAATTTCGACAGCTTTAGCCCCGTTTAAATAGGGTGCGATGAGGCTTTCGTAACTGTGGCCCGTATCGCCATAATAAATTGTGAAATGTTGCTCACTGGGCAGAGGTTCAGCCTTCGTTGTTATTTCAACATCTTTTACCTCGGTGACTGCCACGGGCGCGGCTTCCGCCGGGACAGTAATAACTGCATCGGGGATTTCAGATGTTTCGCCGTTCTCGTGTATATCGCGTCGTGTTGGCTCTTGAGTGGCTAGGGCTGTTTTAGATTCCGGGCAGAAAACAACAACTTCACTTCCGTCCTTGTCAAAGAATGAGAGGTTGATTTTAGAGAACTCGTCATCAGACTTTCTTTTGTTCATTTGCTCTTTGATACGTCTGCGACTTTCAACTGCATAACTGACATATTCATCGAACTCTTCGTCTGTTGGTTTATTGCCAGGATGTAAAATTTTCAGCAAGGCGGACACTGTCTTCTTGATCCCTTTTTCGTCACGCCCTTCCACGGCTTTTCCTAGGCGAATTCTCTTGCTGACCTCCTCGTATCGATTGGTGTGTTTCAGCTGATAATGAAAAGCCTCAGCTAAGTAGTCGGTGATAAAGCCATAGTTCGATGTAAGAAAATCACTGCTGTTTTTTGGCATCTCCCATCCTGGTAGATAAGACGCAAAGCGATCCATGACTGCCAGATCAAATTCCTTCGGTAACCTGATGTCATTTCACAAGGAATGTAAGGTGTTTTTGGAGCTATTAGAGTAGCACTTTGTTGCCTTAAGCGTTCAAGATGGATCTCTGAACAAAATGAAAAAAATATTCAGCAGAGAAAAGAATCATGAGCCGCTCCTTCATGTTGAGCGAAGTGGAATAGACGCCCTTGCGGATGTTGGTCAGAACACATCGATCACTCGTATCAATGAGAAACTCAGTGCATTTGATACTTGGAGTACAGATGACATTGAAAAACGCCAGATGATGTTAATCAACCTCGCACACGAAATTTGGCAGACAACAGCTATTGAAGGCTAA